CCTCCACATAGGCCTTCCGGATGGTCTGGTCCATGATGGCCGGAAAAGCAGAAGACGGATTGTAAAATGACCTTCTCATGGTCTCTTCAAACAGCTCGTTGGCCCCCATCATATAATAATTTCTGCTGTTTTCACTATCCTCCTCCGCCAGGCAGCTGGCTGCGATCATCCTTAAGGACGTACCGCGGAACTCCCTGGCGCCTTCCGCAGGCGTTTCCACAGGAATATTATTCCTTAAAAGGATCCCGTCCACCATGGCAGCCCGTTTCTTGTCCCCTGCATCCGCAGTAACACGGACTGAAACAGGCGATCCATTTCTTTCCAGCTGGTCCAGTACAGCCGCCCGGACCTGGTCAATGCTGTCTCCCCTGGAAACAAACGGGTCCGGGTCCACTCCGAATTTCCGGCAGAGTCCCTGGATCTCGCTGATCCGCGCACGCTCCGCCAGAGCCGCCCTCTGTCCCGCCGCATCCGGATCCTCTTTCCCGGGAGCAGATGCCGGAAGTTCCTGTCCGCCTGTGGCCGTGCCACGGTTTCCGTCTCCGGCATCGATCTGTCCCTGGAGTCTGTCAAACTCCGCCTTTTCCGCTTCCGTCAGATCCCGGCCCTCGCTCCGCGCCTGGTCAGTGATCTGCCTCTGTCTTGCAATCATTTCCTGTACTGTCATTCCATTCTCCTTCCCCGGATGTTCTCCGGCATCTGCTTTTATCATTATTTAAAGATTCCCGTATCCTTCAGCTTCTGCACCAGGGCGTCATACTCGGCTTTCGTCGGCGTCTCACCGGCGGCTGTTGCCGGGGCCTGGACCTGGGTAAATGCCGGACCCGACGACGCTTTGTAGTGCTCTGCGAGAAATTCACAGATCTGTTCCATGGATCCTGCCGGAACCTCCGGTTCCTTTTTACCCGTAAGCGCCGCAACGGCTTTCCTCATGGCCTGTTCCATATTATTCATGCTCTTCCCCTCCCTTCTGTCTGATTTTGAGTATAAAAAGAACGTCCCTCGCATGAAGGACGTTCTGATTACCTGTTGTTGTTATGCTGTTTTTATCAGTTCTAAAAGCATCTCTGCGGCTCTGTCCGCCTGTTCCTCGTATTCTGCATGACGTTCACTATGGATCGTGTCCCCTTTATCATAATGCAGATAGGAATGGGCCAGCTCATGAGCCAGGTTGTAGTTAATCTTATCCATCGTTAAATCCTGGGCAATTCCCAGGCGGTTTCCTTTCAGTCTTCCCTCTGATGCCTGGAAGGGACAGAAGCGGACAATAAGCCCCTTGGAAACCGCCAGATGAAGCAGTTTTTCAAATATTTTACCACTATCCATGCCTATGCCACCTCCCGGTAAAGAACCTTGCACTTGTTCACATTGCCATTGGCAAGCTGCAACTCGATCAGTGACGGATAGTGTTTTTCCTCCAGCCATTCCCTGACCTTCTCCAGGACACTTCCCTTATACTGGACAGTCACTCCGTCATGGCCGTTCCGGCTAAATGCGGTCCGCACGATCTCATCCTTGAAGATATCCAGATCCTGGATGATCCCGCTCACTGCCTTGTCGTGAGGTCTTCCGGATTCGGAGAGGATTCCCAGCTCCTTTGCGATGCTGGTACAGTCCCAGAGCTTCGGAACATCAGAAATCAGTGGGACATTGACCGGATAACCGGAATCGGAATAGATCCGCACCACCTCAGCGGCTATGTATTTGGAATCCACTCCGGCATCGTGGAGGGCTTCACGGATATTCTTTACCATCATATTGACGGAAGGGAGTTTTTCCTTCTTTGGCTTGTCCGGTTTCTGCTTTGGCATCTCATAAGAACCAGTTTTACGGAGAGCAGGAAGGACTTCATCCGTCACCCAGTCAGTAAATGCTTCTGCATTGGGCTTGCGGCTCTTAAAGACCAGCTTATACACACCACTCTCGGTGAGGAAATTCTCTCCGGCGTTGTTCAGTTTTCGGAAGTTGGTTAAACCGACATCCGAATTTTTCACCTTAACGACCTGCTTCCTATTCATCTTACTCATATGGTCCTTCACAGTTCCAGATGCCATCTCAAGGCATTCCCCTACATGATAAGGATTAAATAAAACTTCTCCATTTAAGTCGAATACTTCTACTTCATGACCTTCAAAAATCATTAAATCATTCATAGCAAATTCTTCCTTTCTTCAAAAACTGTTGATTTTCCAGAAAGAAATTGTTATACTGTGTATACAAAGTCCTTTCTGGAATTTGTGACTTGAGCAATCACGTGTGTCGCCAAACTCAGCGTGCTTGCTCTTTTTTCTTTTTCAATTCTCCTGCTACCAGATCTGATACATACTGTGTCAGCGACTTATTCTGTCGGATTGCTTCAATCCTGGCCTCTTTCTGCAATTCATCCTCTAATTTTACCACTACCTGTTTCATAACTATTCTCCTTTCAGTTGTAGTAACATCTGTATTATATCAGATGTTATTACATATGTCAATAAAAAAGATGTGTAACCATCTATTTATTTTTCTTCTTTTGTGTTACACTACTATCAAGGAGGTGTACCTATGACAATCGGTGAAAAAATCAAAACTATTCGCAAAGCACACCGTGTAACGCAAAAACAGCTCAGTTCGGCGACTGGATTAGCAGAAATAACAATACGGCAGTATGAAGCAAATAAATATTCCCCAAAGGCAGATAATTTAATAAAAATAGCTGCTGCTCTTGGTGTCAGCATCGCTGAATTTTTAGAACCAGGTCAAATATTACGAGAATACGATTCTGTTGATGATACCTGGAATACTCTCTCTATGGATGAACAGGGCAATATCAAACAGCATGTTCAAACTCAGGTCACATTCAAAACCTTCCAGCCCAACATTAATCAGCAAACCCTTCTTCGCTGTTTTGATTCACTAAATGAAAAAGGAAAAAAGGAAGCTTTGAAACGAATAGAAGAACTCTCTCAGCTTCCCCAATATTCCACATCTAAAGAGCCACCCACCACCGAGTAGGTGGCTCTTTCACGCCTACCTCATGAAATCAAAAAGGCCCAGCCTTTCGCTGAACCTTAACCATATCTTCGGGGAGGCCGGGAACATACCCCGGCAGGACTTCTCCCCTAAATTCAATGAACATAGGGCCTCCTTTCCGTTGCGACACCGCAACCGAAAAAATTGTATAAAAAGAACGCCCCTCGCATGAAGGACGTTCCTTTGTTCTGCTTACTGTTATTCTGTTTTAAAAAATTACCGGCCAGCTTCTCCCACTCTCTCAGCAAGAGCTTCCTGTAATACCCTGGAGACATTCAGATGAAGCCTCTCTGCCTCCAGATTAAGCCAGTTGGGCAAAGTTACATTCCTGCGGACCATTCTGTTATCCATACGGCTCCGGTAAGCAGTAAAATCGACGTCTACCATCGTTACGATACCTGTCCTGTAATCCAGATCTTCCGTATCTTCCCCTGCTTTCTGGAACGCCTCTTCGTATGAAGAGGCTTCCGGGATTGCCTTTCCATCATCCTCCAGATCAATTCCCTTTAATCCAATGGCATCCCTCGCCATTTCAATGGCATCTGTCAGGCTGTTTCCCTCCGTATAAAGATCCAGATCCGGCACATAGACCAGAAAGTCCTTTCCTGCCTGTGTAATAAACGTTGGAAATGCCCGTTTCATTATATCTACCTCCTGTCATCCGGCAAAAAGATACAGGGGATTAATCCAATCCCCATTTTTTCAGTATCCGCTTTGCTGTGATCTCGTTTATTTCTGTGTGTCGTGGAACCTGTTCCGTATCACTTCCCCTTTTATAGGTATCGTGATTTCCTCCATGCTCCTTGAAACGAAATCCCGCTTCTTCCAGCTTTTTAATCAGGTCTCTTCGTTTCATCTGTTTACCTCCTTACAACCCCATTATACACATTTATTACACACTAGTCAAGCAGATAATACACATTTATTACATATTTTTCTTTAATTTCTCCGTATCCGGTTCTCGTTCACCCGAACCATCCGTTCAAAAACGTCCAGCCCAGAGCCTGTGGCCCCGTTCCCACCTGCAAAATCCCTTCCCACACCGACCGTCGGATCCGCCGGTACGGATACGATGCTGATCTCCAGCGGCGTCCACTTTTTTGCAATATAACAGGGACCCGTGAACCGTCCGTCAGAGGATTTCTTTCCCGCCACGACCTCCTCCCAGGTATCCACGCTGTACCGGACCGAAACGCCCTTTAAAGTTCCCCCAGCCACCTTCTTCCGGATTGTTTCCGCCGCCTCATCGTCGTCAAACTCCACCACGGCCACGCCCCGGTTGTCCTGGTTCCAGGCCCTTTCCACCTTTCCCAGCACCCGGTCTGTATCATGGTTAAACAAAAGGACTCCGATGGAATTTAACCGTTCCAGGTCCATGCACCCCTCCGTGTGGTCCAGAATCTCGGACCCGAACCAACGCCCGTACGGCTCTTCGGAGGAAAAAGACAATTCAAACCGTCTCTCATTTCCCTCGCCCTCCATGGACCGGATCCCCGCATCCATGAACCGGACCGGAAGGAAATCATTCTCTCCCTTCGGATTCTTCCGCATCGGCCTTTCCTGTACTCTGCCCATTGCTCTCCTCCTCTTCACCTCCGCCCGGATTATGACCGGATATCATGGCCATAAGGTCAATTCCCCGTTCGTTCGCATAGTCCCTGGCGTCTGCCATCTCGTCAATTACCTGTTTCCAGTCCCGGCCATTCTCCGTACAGGACTGCTGGAATGTTTTCTGCCCAGTCTTTAATGCCACGCTGTTGGCGCTGGCCTCCTTATATGGGTCGATCCATCGTCTGGGGATCACCACCCATTCATGGGACAGATACCGTTCCAGGTTTTCCCAGAAAT